CTCCAACCGTTGACCTAGCGGGGGCTTTCACCCCGGCCGGGTTCGGCGTCCAAGTAAGGGCTATCCCCACTTGGACCCCAGTACGACACGCGTCGTATTGAGGCTTTCGTCTTACGACGAACGGCTAACAACACACGAGGGGTATGATGGCTTTTGGAGACCTTGGGATTATCCGAGTCTGGAAAGTTCTTCCAGGTAGCTCGGGTGACCTTAATGTCTTCATCACCACCAGTACTTCGTAATATTGCCAAGTACTCAAGCTCGTTGCAGATCGCAGGATCGACACCATGAAGGACATCGCGAACGGCCGAGGTTCTCACCTCATGCCATCGCCATGCCCAAGTGGTACGATCCCACGATACGAACTTGCAACTCATCGCCTGATCCTTAGCTACCGTGAAGGCAGCGTCGGGATTCCCGTGAAAAGGCCTTAAAAACCTTAACTCGGGCGGGCAAGCTCCTCTGATCGTCTCTCTAGCATCTTCGAAGAAGGCGCTAGTAAGGGTAGACCGGAGAGATGAGTTATGGATCTTATACAGGTCAACATTCGTGTTGAGTCTGTAGTCCATGTACACAGGACGAATGTCCTGACCGCAGTACCAATCTGCTCCACACGACTCTCTGAAAGGACCGAAAATGAAGGTCTTATCAGGGTTCGTCTTAAAGCCAAGGTAGCCGAGAACTTCGACTACCAAGAGGGCTAAAGACTGTCGTACGATGATGTCATCCCCGTAAACACGAAAGTCTACAGGGGCACCTGTACATACGCTACTCGCGTACGCACAAGCGGCAAATATCAACGTTTGGAGTGGGAAGCAGAAGCCATTGCCCATCGACACAAACTTTTCGTAGGTCCGGGTGGATCCACGATAGCTGTATTGATGTGAGCGGATTGCGTTGAGAAACGTAAACCACTCAGATGGGAGAAGGATCTTAACAATGCCCAAGGATATTGAATCCGAGGCAGAGCTAAGATCAAGAGTTGCATACGGATTTTCACCCATAAGCGACCCTTGCCGAGCCATTTCCTGATTAAGGAATTGGTCGGAAAGATCTAAACCAACATGCTTGAGTTTTTCACGCATGAACTGGTCGATCCCCTTCTGTAAGAACCCATTTAGCAATGGCTCAGACGCTATAGACCGATGGGTCTTGAACGTCTTAGGCACAAAGCTGATCTTGTTGAACGTTACCAATCGCACCTGGCTCTCCACTATGGCAGAAAATTTCTCTCTGTCAAGTGAGACTATACCGTCACGTCCACCGAGGATGTGAAGGCGTAGCTGGTCGTTAGACCATAGAGCTTGGATGCAATACGAGAGCGCTAATGGAGTCACAGTCCATGGCCGGGCTAGGAGTTTCCTAGCCAGGTTAGTACGACCCCCTGTAACTCCCACGTTGGCCCCCGGGCCCCAGTCGCACAGATCGTATATCCTACCGTAGTCGGGTTTGTCACCCAATACGGAGCGTATATACCCCTTCATGACAGACAGGATGTCTCCATGACGGAACCCAACTCCAGAACGGAGTAGGGCTGATCTTTGATTTATCCGCCTACAACGATGCTCGGCCTTTTGGAATTTCTTCCAAGCGGCAGCTTCCGGGTCGAATCCCGGAAGTTCGTCACGCGTAAACGGATACTTCTTCACAAGTGCGATCAATTGAGTCTTAACATACTGATCGAGTATGCTGGAGTACTGCTGTACCTCCAAGGACTCAATCTCAGCCATTACCCTAGTCCAATTACGACCACGAACGGCTCCTTCGAGTCGTTTTAGATCGCTTTTGGATTCAGGCAGGGCTAAGGAGGCTCGATTCACCAGGTTCCCCAAGATCCGAGCGTAAAGCTCGGAATCCTGAGGCAAGCTCGACATTGCGTTTTGCTTGCGCATAGGGATTTTCTCCTGGTGAGACTAGCGACTACCTGAGGGATCTACAACACTGCCACTGTCATATCTCGGAAAGCGAAAGTGCTTGAGAGCACCCAGCTTCACCGATTTTTGCCAAGCAGTGAGTACCGGTCCACGATTAATGGATGACGGCTCAGGTTTAAACGAGGCATACGCGTCTACTAAGTCACCGATCTGGATTGCTCCAGTGGTGACGTCATAGCAGGGACCATTGATCGTCCAGCCCGCCGACCGCCTATCAAAGGCAGGAAGCAGGTTATAGAAGATCGCTGGTTCGTCTCGGTTGTGAATCGAGACCGCGAATCGGCCAAGCGATACTAGACCAAACGCTCTGTTTCCGTGGAGCCTGTACACACAATCCAGACACCTAACGGTGAAAGGATGCATGTGCAGGTCAACGAATCCGGAGTCAAGGTCCAGCCACAGCTTTGCATGATATGCACGTTTCGACATTTCAAGTCTCCATTAAGGAAAGGAATGGAAAAGTCACTAGTCAGATGACCCAAGCAGAATAAACATGTCGTGAGACAAGCCACGCTGCTCAAGCTGATCACTCACACAGCTGGAACATACGCATTGCCCATCGCAATTACAGCACGAAGGATGGCAGACGTGAAGTCGCCGCCCATCAGTGCCGTAACTGCTAAGACAACTAGTATGGTCCAACGATTGACCGGGATGTTCATCTCGGTCACCGTTACTGTGCGATATCTTGCTTGTAGACAAGGTCATCGCCGTTCGTGGAGATCAGGAGATCTCCAAGATCGTCCCGAATGCTATCGATGTTGGCTTTCGACATCCCGACAGGGATGCTGAAGGTGGCCTCAACGATAGCGTCAGCCTTGGTCGAATCGTCCAAGGTGACGGTCTTGACGAACTTAGCGCTCGCTCGGGCGACACCTCTGAAGGTGCCATTCGGCTTTGGCATAGTACGCTTGAGATCAAGGTAGTCCTTGGCCTCGTACGTATTTGCCGGACCGGTATGGCGGCCAACATCGGGTGTCACGTTGGTATCGAAGGCGTAGGCCTTCGTGTTGACCGTAATGGTCATAGTTGCATTTTCCTGAACATGAGGTTTGGGAATGTAAGCGTTTGATAAGTTTCCCTATCAGCTACGCCTCATAAGCTTGAACAACAGTTGAGTAGTGAGTGCAAACGCATCCACTACCCTGGCGGAATGTATTACATCCGACATGGCATTCTCACGAATGTACCAACTGGGAGCAAGAACATGAGGAGATCGCTTACGGCCTTCAATCTTGTGCACCGTTGCACCAGATTGACTCTTGGTCACACTATACCCGGAGCCCTTTATACCTGACAAGCTACTGTAGCTTGCCAGAAAGATCTCCGTGTGGTAGCCTAACCAAGTTGCACGCCGGACTGTCTGGACTCTAGGCACTAAAGCGTTTATAAACACACCTGTGTTTGTAAACCAGTCCGCCACGAACGACCAAGGAAGATATTCCCAGGCCGCTCCCGGTAGACGTCCTAGAGTCACACCGTACTTATTACCAAACGATCGCCAATACTCGTACAGGATTCCTGCACGAACTGACGACTGCCAAGTCTTAGTTACGGTGTGCTGGACATCGTGAAAGCCACCAATTACGGTAGGCTGCACGACTGAATCAGTCCCTCCAGTAGAAGCGAAGCCACGAGATGTCTCGCGCCTCGTTCTAATCCTACTACCCACAATGAGCGTATCCATAGCTAGCTGACAAGCGGGTCCTAAACCAAAACGGTAAAGGAGCCAATTGTTTGCCATTACCGCCGCAGGGACAGACACCGGAAACTTCGAACCACGCTTTTGGGCGTATCGGAGCTCCCTAAGTATCTGTTCCCTTAGACGATATTGGCGCAGGTTAAACAGATCAATTGTCTGTCTACCTTCAGCCAGTTCTGTAGCGCCCTCAACCGTCGTATCTTCTACGCCGGCTGCCGCCTCGGTGCTTGCCTCGACTTGTTGTCTTGCAATGTCCACCCACCAATCAGTGCGAACCCCAGGTATACTGTATCCTTTTTCCCAATCGTATGTACGAATGGTGGATCCAGAACCTGTGTTCTTCACAATGGTGTGGCCGCTAAAAGACTCCGACTTGTTTACGGTCCAGGAGGTAAAGGGATTGTTGATAATTTCGCCACGTTCGATACGTGTACGAAAATTGGGAGTGACCACGTCTGTGGTCGTTTGTTGCTCCCCAACAGAAAGTCCGGCGTATGGGCCTAGATCTGCCGTCACTTGGCTACCAGCAAAGGTAGTGGTGACGTATTTCTGAGTTCCTCCGTCGAACGATCCTCTAATCCTGGTACGTGATGTCATCGT